TCTCGCAAATAACATGAATAAAGCACTTGTTGTCTATGGCCTTCTGAAACTCTCGCTCAAATCTCTCTCTGGAATGAGTGAAGCATTGTGCCAGCTCATCCAGGCTCATTTTCCTCTCGATAATACAAATGGGCTTCACCGTCTTGGAAGTGTCATGGAGCTTGCTGCCATCTAGCAGGGTAAAGTTCGCCGTATAATCTCCATAGGCCAGTGTAGTCCGGGAATAAGGCACCCCAAAGCTGTGATATCTCTGCTCAGCCTTGGGAGTGCACTGCTCTCTTGTATCAACAAGGATTTCCATGGAATCAAGGATCTGCATTTCCTCAAAGTGATTCAAAAGGGAATCTCCGCATCATCAATGGGCTTGAAGTCATTAGCTGGAGAGGTTGAGGATGAGGCCTTTGAATCAATAAGAACATCCTTTGGAAGCTGTCCGAACTTACCATCACGGACCTTCTGAGCTGCAATAAACCACTTTGCCTTTGTGTGGTCATAGATCTTGCCATCATACTCAGATTGCTCATTGTAGAACTTAGCACCGACAAGCAGACTCTTAAGCGTAGACTCATCCCAGTTCCAGTGATAATCCTTGTTGGAATCCTCCACTGCGGTCATGAACTTGTTGAAGTTATCAATGATCCACTGCTCAGAGTTATCATCCGGGCTTGTGATATAAAGAACTGCATCATTAGGCCACTTCTTATCTTCCTTGGTGGAATTGTCAAAGGCCTTCTTGTAAAAGTCCTTGTATTCACCCTCTGCGATATCAAAGGCAATCTTGAGATACCTGGTGCCCTTGTTGGCATTCTCCTCTTCCTTAACGCTCAGAAACTTAATAACATAAGCATTCTTTGGAAGGAGCATAAACTCCGGCTGCTCTTTGCGCTCATATTTGTTAAACTGTTTCATTTCTCTTCTACCTCCACATCCTCATTCATTCCGTAATATTCTCTAATTGTTGTATCAACGAACTTAAGATCATTTGGAATCTCCAAGTCAAACATCCCTTCCGGTGTCTTGGCTACGCTCTGACCATTGGCCTGTGTGAAAAACTTGTTGTCCTGGCAGTAAATAACAATGTCAAAACATCCTTCAACCGAAAGCTTCTCATCCAGCATCTTTCCAATAGTCTTAACCTTCTCTTTTCCGTCAGCATCCAGTTCTGAATGATGTAGGAAATAAACGATTTTGTTATCATCCTCCAACTCGTTCACAAAATGAATCAGATTTCGGAAATTAGCAGCCATGGAAGTAAACTTGTCATATCCCTTCTCATTGGCCCTATCAAATAACTCATTGGCAAGCAAATACTGGCTATCATCAATCACTATTGACTTGGTTTTACTTCTCTCAATTACAGATTCCAACCAGGAATATCTTGCTGCATTCACCTGAGCCGGAGAATAATCCTCATCAGCAAAACTCTTAAGCCTCACAACTTTTATGTCTGACTTGAATGGAAGTCTGCCTTTTTCCACAGAAATAACTCCCACTTCGTCACTTTTAAAATTCTTCAGTGAATAGGTCTTCCCCGATCCTGAGCGGCCTATCACTAATACTGGCAAAGCCATACTTATCACCTCACTTAATATTCAAATGCCTTCCTCTTGGTTCCAAATGCGCAAACTCCAATTTCTCACCATCATTGAGGGCCTTGCGGATTAAATCCTTATCATCCTCATAAATGATCTTCTTGAAGTTGTCCGGCACTTCTCCGTCAATCTTAAGAGGCTGCAGCCCTCCATTCTTGGCAATCTTAAGGTTGTACTCCCCAGCAGGAAGTGAATCCACACCAGCCGCATCCATGGCATCAATAAGAGCTTCCTTCATTCTCTTAATGTGGTTTTCTCTCACTTCCTTCTTGGTCTTGAAATTCGCTATCACGTTGTCGCATTCCTTTGCTTCCATCTCCAGCTGCTTAATGACGTGAGTATAGCCTCCGGCCTTGACTTCCAACTCCCCTTTGAGCGCTTCCAAAGTATCTAAAAAGGCCTGCTCATCATCCTCTGATATAGCCAAGGCATAAAGGGCTTCAAACTCACCTTTAAGGTCAAACAAACTACTCATTTTTATCCTTCTTCTCGGTTTTGATAATCTCTACCTCTTTGGCTACAACTTCACCCGGAACCACAACAGGGAGCCCGGCAACCACAAAAACTTCATTGACTTCTTCGGCCTTGATTGCCGGATATGTGGAACCTCTTAAGAGTTCTTTAAGCAGCTTATGCCTCAGAAGGTCTAAAGCAGCTCTCATTCTGATTTCGTTGCTTTCCTTGTCCGAATACATATCAATCTCCTTATTCAATTATCTGTAATAGGTCTTCACTGCTGAATTGCAGTACATTATTGAGTTCTCTGAGTTCAAACGCTCTGAACAATCCAGGATCTTCGATATGGTCCAAGAGAGTTTGATATTTGATACCTGTCAGCTTCGCAAGAGCTTTGAAATCCTCTATTCGCTTAGCATCCATGTATTTTTTGAAAATCCATCTTACATCACTCATACTGCCCCCTTTGTGATATAATGAGGACGGAGTTTAACAGGTTCCTAGGCCTTATTCTCCATCCTAGTGGTTATGTTTACGGCATAGCCACTTATTTTTTGTGGAGACGTTCATACTGAGCGCTCCTGGTTAGCACCTCCTCCACATAAGGTGTGAGATATCCGGTTTCCTTATATTTGGAAACTGCATCCCAGTTCCCGGAATATACACTCAGAACTATTGGATTCTCGTCACCGTATGTTTCATACAACTCGGCTAAGTAATCAGCCGCAACTGTCATGTTCTTATATGGGTCGAACATATCCTCAGCAGTGTAGCCGTATTTCTCAATCCTATCTGCATGGATTTTTACATTGACCTGCATAAGTCCATAACACTTCTTGTTTGTAACGTCCGGAATGAATCTGCTTTCGTTATATGCCATGGCCTCTAATATCTCCGGGCATATATCGAATTGCTCTCCGATCTCATCACAAATCTCTTTGATTTCACTTGGGATTCCATCTTCGTACTGAATCGTACTGTTAAGGCTCTTGGCCTCAGAACATATTGGCTGGAACAGAAGTCCAGCAGAAATCCCCAACAACATAAGAAAAATAGTTTTTGCCGCCCCAGGCTTTCCCCTTGCCTTCCCCATGGCAGCTTTGAAAAGCTTTATGACTTCATACATGATTTCCTCCTATTCTTTTGTATTTGGCTTAATAAACATCTCCGGGCTTACCCCTAATACCTCACAAACTCTCTCAAGCTCATCAACTCTCATTGCCTGATGGCAATTTAGAATCATACTGAATCTTGTTTTGGTCATGCCGGATTTCTCAGCTAGAGATGATAACTTAAGCTCTTTTCGTTCGTTGCGTAAATACTTAGCAAGCCTAGCCTCCACTATCAATTTTTTGTTCCCTCCTCCGCAATGTTTAATATCTTAACTCATGAGCTAGAATTAATTGTACGCTCAACTATTTGTTATATCAATATATTATTTTTGAAATAATAAACAAAATGTTTTATTATATAAAAAAGCACTACTGAGTAGGGCAACTTAGCATTATTTTTTGCAAGTTAAAAAAATTATTGTTATTTAATAATTGTGTTTAAACACGATTGGGTGATATTATGAGTAAACTTTCAGAAAATTTAAGATTAATAAGAATCATTCGAGGCTATTCTGTTCGTCAAATTGCACAAATGGTTGGTAGATCACCAGGAACAATATCGAACTGGGAATCTGGTAAAATAAGTCCTGATGTAGATACCTTTGCAAAACTATGTACTATTTACAACATATCTCCAAATGAGCTTATTGGTTGGGTTGAGTGTGAAGAAATAATGGAATTTCTTGAATCTCAGCATAAAATGCTTGGTGAGATAGAGAGATTGAAAGCTGAGAGGAATGAAATTGATAATAAAATTAAATCATATATTGAACTTTTAGGGCCGCAAAATTATTGAGCGGCCTATTTTTTACCATTTTTGTTTAATATATTGCGCATCATCAATTATTGTGATATAACAATTGTGCAGCAAATATATTAAACGCATGGAGGTTCAAAATGAATAGCACAAAAAACCGAATACAGATTTTTCTTGATTCTAAGAATTGGAGTCAATACAGATTCTCTCGTGAGACCGGAGTGGATGCAGCCATTGTCTCCAGGATTTTGAGTGGCAAGTGTGAGCCAACTGTCCAGACATTAAGAAAAATCGCAGAAGCAACCAATGTTAGCCCTGAATGGCTTTTGGGCTTTGGAACTGACAACAATATCATATTTTTAAAGGAGGATTAACTATGGCACTGTTTGGAAACAATGAAGAGAAAAAAGAAGAAAAGGCTCAGGCTCTTTTAGCCAAGTATGGACTCCAAGAATTATCTGATCCGAGAGACTTGGAAGCAGTAAAACAAATCAGCTACAACCTCATGGGCAACAAGCTTATTGAACTTGGAACTGCTCTGCAGGGAAATGGAGCTGATGCAGCAAAGCTTTCCTACCTCAATGCAATTATGGAACAGAATTTTATTATGATACGTCAATTGGATAGAATCGCAAAGGAGCTAAGTAAGTAATATGGCAACAGCAAGAAAACTTCCAAGCGGTAGTTGGAGGGCCAGAGTCTACTCCCATACTGATGAGAATGGAAAAAAAATTTATGAGAGTTTTACTGCTTCCACTAAGACCCAGGCAGAATCCTTAGCCAATAAGTGGACAGAAAACAAGAAAAGATCTTCCGGAACTGTTAAAACTGTTAAGCAGTGTATTGAGCAATATATCACTGTTAAGACAGGAGCATTATCTCCGGGAACAATAAGATCCTACCGCAATCTGCAAAAGAAATACTATAAAGAGCTGGAAGACAAAGATATTTATAAGCTGACAAATGCAGATGTACAAACAATGGTAAACAACCTCAAAGGTACTCTTTCAGAGAAATCCATTAAAAATATAGTCAAATTCTTCACTGCGGTTATCACCTACTTTGATGAAGATATCCACTTCAAAATTACTCTTCCACAAAAAGAGATTGAAGATGATATTTCCACTGTTGAGGACCGGAGTGCTCCAGGAAATGATGATGTAATGCTCCTATTCAAGATGGCTTCTCTATGGATGAAGAAGTGCATAGCGCTGGCAGCTTTTAGTGGTATGAGAAGAGGAGAAATAGCAGCTCTTCAATATAAGGACATTCTAAAAGACAGGAACAAGATATTTGTACACAAAGCTTTTACAATGGACGAAAACAATCAATGGGTTTTAAAGCCACCGAAAACAGAAGGCTCAATCCGCTTGGTAAATGTTCCAGAGGAAGTCATTGAGCTTCTTGGAGATGGAGATCCTGAAGACTTTATCATTCAATACAACCCTAACACGATTTCCAAGATGTTTATTAAGCTTAAAGACAGAATGGGAATAGATATAACCTTCCATGACTTAAGACATTATTACGCTTCAATCGGAGCTGTTCTAGGCATCCCGGATGTTGTCCTGGCAGACTTTGGAGGATGGACCCATAACAGCCCTGTCATGAAGGACGTATATCAAGATAAGATCACTGATATAGCAGAAGGTTATTCAAAGAAAATGAATAATTACTTTAGTGATTTGCTCAATGATAAGCAAGTACAAAGTATGTCATGAAATATGACACAGAAAATTGAAAACCGCATCAGTTCTGGCATAACGCGCCAAGGGAAGAATTTTCGAATCCTGCTTCCCCTGCTCAGATCAAGAACCGCTTAACCATGATGGTTGGGCGGTTTTTTCATGTTTATCCGTGTCATACAATCGTTTTTAAACACGATTGAGAAATGCCTATTTATGCGGCTTTCGACTCCCTCCGTTTTAAAGTATGACACAAGGTATGACACGAAACTCTCAAAAAGTATGACACGAAATTTGCATCATGCCTTCGCGTTCAACTTAGCAATAGTGCGGCTTCCAACAATCCCATCTTGCTTGAGTCCAGCATTCTTCTGGAATAGGAGTACAGAGAGCTTGGTCTGTTTTCCAAAGATTCCGTCAATAGTAAGGTTAGCTCCGTGATTGTTCAGCTCCCACTGTAACCACTTCACAGATTCCCCTTTGCACCCAATAGATAGGCTTCTCTTGGAAAGCTTGTAAGGGTTGCCTTGGTTGTCTTCCTCAAATACCCAGTCATAGCGTTCCAGATCATACCGGGAGATGTAGTTGAGGTTCGTGTTCACATAAGCGCTGGAAGTGGCATATCCGTCCTTCTTGATAAGTTCCAAGTATTCCCTTGGAGTCCTGGCATCCTTCAGGTTGGAATAGCGGCTTGTGTTTATGAAATCGAAGTACCCAGAGACCCCTGACTCCATATCGTCAAAAACGCGAAAATTGTCCCTTATAGACGTTAAAACTCCCGGAGTGTATTCTTCCTTGGTTGAAAGATTTACGCTTCTTCCAGACCACTTAGAACCGCATTTCATACCAAAGTAATTATGCCAGCGGTAAGCTAAGGAAGATGTTCCAAAAGCTGACTCCACACAAGCCTGAGCAATCATTGGAGAGCATACATGATAGCCGCGCTTTTTGGCCTCTTCCTGGATGATCGGAGCTATAAGCTGAATGAACTGTTTTGCCTGAGCACTACTTGCCATAGGATAAATCAATCCTCCTTATCGTTATTTACGGCCTTACCATCAACATAAGCTTCAGCGGCTGCATAAATTGCTGCGGAAAGTGTAGCGGCTATGATTCCAACAGCAGCAACAGTAGTATTGTCAGAATGTAAAGCAGCAAGGCTTGTTCCAATAGAAGCAAGAAAAGCAGCAACAGCCAGCCAGAACTTACGGCTTTTGAATTTGTTTTCCATCATTTATCCTCCTTGTTCAGTTTATCTCGCATTATCTCAATGACTCCAGTAACAAGCAGCTCCACCGCTCCACCACCAAGGCCATACTGGATGAGAGTGTCCGGAACTGCATCTTTAATCCAAAAGGTTATCCAGGCAATTGCCACGAATACAACCCAGTAAATAAGCACACCCTTAACGATTCTATCTAGTTTTTTCTTTTTAGCTTTGCCTTCAGGTTTCCTGCAACGTTCCAACCCTGACTTCATCAGCGCCTCGCTAAGTGTCTTTGGAGTGTTTCCTTGGCCTTAAGAAGATCCTCCGTGTATTCATATTTGGTGTGCTGACAGAAGGCAATCTCGAAGTCAATGAATGCCAACATGGAAGTAATAAAGACCTCGTTAGTTCCATGCTGCTCCCG